CGTTTGATGGGCAACCCTTATTTGCACAACGAGTTGCTTCATCATTCATTTCTGCTTCAGACAGTCTCATCGATGCACCACAAGAAGTGCATTCACAATCATGCTTTGCTTCTTCATCTCTGGATGCTGCAACTGATCTGGTGGTCTTGTGTGGCATTGAAGGCATTTGTGTTGGGATTTGTGGATGCTCTACATCTTCTAATCCTGCAGAAGGATTTTCTAAATTGTCCCAATCAACTGTGTACTCTAATGAACCATCTCCAGAACCTTCAAACTTTCCAGGCTTTGTGACTGAAGGGAATTGCAATGAACCTGGATTCATTGTAGGAACCTTTTGTTCAGCCCAAGTTGGATTTTGTTCCTTAAGTGAGTTGCCTTCACTACCTTGCATTGTCATGCTTGGATATTCAACTTCACCATCCATGTCAACCATATCTTCGTTATACTTAAATGAGGCTGACGCTGGATAAGTTTCTTCTTCTGAAGCAATCTTCTTGAGAATTTCTTCTCTTTCAGCTCTTCTTAAAAGAGCTTCTCTCTGTGCCTTGCGCTCAGCCAATGCTTGTTTAGTCATTGATCTAACCTCTTTGCTTGTTTTCATAAATTGTTTTTCATTGTCTTCGTCATCATCTGACTCATGTTCTGAATCCATATCATCTTCATCATCATTAAAATGAGTGATATCTTCATCATCATCTTCGTCAGAATCATCATCTCCGCCAAGAAGATTATCTAGCGCCTCTTGCACAGCTTTTTGTGCTTGGTCAACCATATCAGCGGGAACTTCAATCTCAAAAGTGGCGACATCATCACTATCTTCTACTTCGTCTTCGTCGTCCATATCTTCATCAGACATGTCATCATCATCTACATCTTCTGAATCTTCATCACTCTCAAAGTGATGAAATTCCATATCATCTTCATCATCTTCAGATTCATCGTTTGCGAAGTCAACAGTCTCTTTGCCCTCATCAAGGTCCAAACTTGAAACAACAATACCAGCTTGCTTTGCAATATTTGGAAGATATTTTGCTCTGATAGCATGGGCTACAACAATTGCCTCATCTTTTTCAAGTGAAGCTGTTTTTTCCATATCAGAAGCGCAATTTTTTAAATCTTCCTTATCAGTTGCATTGATTTCAGCTAATCTCATTGCTGCAAATCTCTCCTGATTGGCTCTATTCGAATTTTTATTCATTTTTATGCTGCTTCCCTTAATAAAATAAAATCTTTTATCAAAGAATCTATAAATTAGTTATTTATAAACTTTTTTTAAACTTCTAGATAACTTGTTTTTACACCTTTTTTAAAGAAAATAGTGAGAGAGCAAATCTCTCACTATTTTCTTTATGATTAATCAATCCATGTGATAGAAACATCAAGCTTTGATGGATCTTTTCTGGATGCATGTACACTAGTTCTAGAGTAATTTCCACACTTATAACAGAATGTATTATTCTTTACCTTATGAGCTTCTCTATTTCCACATGATGGGCAAACCATACCAATAGGAAGCATAGAAACTGCAGTCTTATCAAAGTTTGGTAGTGCAGTTTTGAGGTATATATCAGAATCAACTGTGGCAGATAATCTGACCATAGTTTTGATTTCAGATGCTACAGGACCCATGCCTGGAGCTGCTGGAGAAGGTGTAGGAGTTTCAGTTGGAGCAGTAGCAGCTCCAAGACCCATATCTGGGCCTAATCCCATAGGTTCTTCTTCCATTGATGACTTACCCTTATCTCCCATTGAAATTAATTCAATTTGTTGAAGAATTTTGTAAGTTGTTCCACAGCTTTGACAGTCTGCATTTGATTCAGAAATGTTTACATCGTCTGCTCCACAAACAGGACAAACGCTTCCCCATGGTTTCTTTTCACCTGGCTCAGCAATAGCATCCATATCTTCAGATGCGTTCATATCTGTTCCACCAGTCAATGAAGAAATTCCTAAATCACCACCACCAGGAGCGCCAGCACCCATACCTGGATCAACAGGACCTGCAGCAGGACCGGCTGGAGCAGGAGCACCCATACCTGGGGCAACTTGTGCATATTTTGATAGAATAGAGTCTCTACGATTCTTTCTAGCAAGTCTAGCACCTTCGGTCATAATTACAGGCATTTCTTCTGTAATTTCGGCATTCATTTCGCCATCTGCTTCATCTGTCTTGAAAGTCTTTGAAGATGATGTTGATACTGTTGCAGTTACATCACCATTTTCTGATACAATTAAGTCAGTGAAAGAGAAAGTACCTGGATCTACTTGGAAGCCATGTCCTTGAAGAACTTCAATTGCTTTTTGCTTGAATGAATCATCAAAGTTGCTGTCACTAGGTTGCATACCATCTAAGTCTTCAGATCTACAGATAAATCTGATGCAATCTGACTTGCTTTGGGTAACAGTCATACCAGCTGTTCTTTCAGAAGCAATTACAGCTTTTGCAACTAATTTTTCTGCAACTTCAAATTCTTCACAAAGTCTCTTTGCAGCCTTAGCAATTCTTCTTGTGCTGATGCCAAAGTTTGTTGAGTAGTCTGCCAACCATCCAACAACATTATCAGAAATATTCTTTGTTGAAGCAGTCTTTACGCCCCAGAATTCTCTTCTTGCTCTAGCTCTTAATCTGCCATCAGTTGCAGTTGCAGTTTTAGCTCTATCAATAGCAGCCATCAATTGTTTTTCTGGCATTGCTTCAACAGAATCAACTACTTCATCAGGAGTTGTTCCAGTTTCTTTTGATGACATTGCCATTGCAGAAATTGCAGACTTAAGATCATCTTTTGAAATAAGATCAGCATCAGCATCTACAGCTGACATTAAAGCAGACTTAAGTTCTTCATTTTTAGAAGGAGCAGTCTCTACGTCTAGTCCTTCTTCAGGAACAGAAGCTTGTCCCATAAGAAGTTCAGCAATTCTTGAAACACCTTCTTTGGTCATCTCGCCTTCTTCAACGGCAACTGAAAGTGCATCAGCAAGATCTTGAGCTGTTACTTCTGAAGTAACAGCTGCACCTAATTGCTTGAGAATTGCAGATACAGAATTTTCTGGTTCAGCATTGCCACCAAAGAAATCAACCTTTTCTGCTTTATCTGCTTCCATATCAGTTCCAGCAGCAGCAGTTCCAATCATTTCAGGAAGCATTGGTTCTTCAGCTAATGTTTGCGCAACTCTAACAATTGTCTTAGGAGTTTCAAGCGATGAAATTACAGCCTTGCCCAAGGCATTGATTGTAGCAGCCATAATTTCGTGAGCACTTGCAGAGCCCTCTGTACGGCAGCAAGCTAATTGTTTTTCTAAAACTTCAGTTGGAACACCATGAGTTACTTCATCTACCAATTCAGTTAAGGACTTGCAAACTTCTTCATCCTTGACTCTTCTGCCATAAAGTCCAGCATCTCCAAGAAGAATTTCCTTGACTGCATCTTGGCTTGCACCTGTTTGTTTTGATTTAAGAGTAAGTTCACGAACTTGATTGATAACACCAGTATTCTTGCTCTTAACGCCATCAACCAAGTTATCATATGACTCACCACTTCTAACTTCATCAAGTTGTCTTTCTCTTTCATCAAGTCTTTCTTTGACATCAAGTAAAGCAGTCTTGACAAATTGTGAGTAGTCCTTGAGTAAATCAGCAGCAACTCTTGTTCCTTGTCCATTTTCCATTAAACCAATTTGGTTTTCATTAAGGATAGGTTCCCAAGCAGTTCTTTTTCCATTTGTGTAACCTGTAATCGAACCATCAGTAGAAAGAACAACTCTATTACCTGCATTATCCTCGACTTTAAAATCGATTGTAACTGCAGCAGCAAGTTTTTTTCTTTGCTCTGATGCAATCTTTGCAAAGTGATCCATTTGATTTCTGCTCCCCGCCACGAAAGGCGTATTTGTTTTTATATTTTTGCTTCTTTCATTAGCAACCCTAATGACATTATCAATACTTTTTTGAATTTCTGAATTGTCACTTAAATTATTTTTCAAATTTAATATGCTTTGAGATAAATTCAAAATTTTATTGGAAGATGAACTGCTTTGAGTACTAGCAAAAACTTCTCTTTTACCATCTCTTGAAGCCCATACCAAATTGTGCGAGCTAGAGGCTAATGCAACTCCGCCTCCAACCTGACTATCTTGATCTTCAGAATAAGTAAGATCCATTACTTTTCCAACAGATTCAGTTGGTGCATAATTTGCCAAACCAACATTGGCATTCATCGGAGAAGCTTGTGGGGCTTGTCCTTGTTGTAAATTTTGAGGTTGATTTATTTGTTGAGGTCTTTGACCACTACCAACATCAACACCGTCGTCAATCATGTCTTGCATTGTTGATTGAAGTTCAGCCATTGATTTTGTAACTTTGCCAACATGTCCAAGATCTACATTGTCTTTTCGGGCAAACATATTCATAACTGCTACTTCAAGGAAGTTTAGTGATAAATTGATCAAGTCCAAGATATTAAGGCCAGATCTTGGATCAATACCTAATGCGCCAAGAACAGCTGCAACAGTAGAATTCTGATTTGCACCCTGCCCTGCTAGTAAAGGCCCACCAACTAATGTCCCAGCTTGTTGAGCTAGTCTTACTGCTGTTTTGGCAGTTGCATTTGCAACTCTTAGACAATTTTCATATTCAGGTCTTGAGATATTGTCATGTGGAGCACCTTGAAGAGCCAATACAATATTTGAAGAAATTTCATTTGCTTTTTTCTCTAAATTTGTCGCTGCATCAAGAACGTCATCTACATCATATATTTCTTGAATTTCACAAGATTCAAAAGCACCATCACCAACACAAGAAAGCTCAATGAACTTTACTCCGTAGTTTTTCTCATATGCTTTTTTGCCTGATTCAGGGTAAATTTTCCCTTTATATTTTTTGAGGTGTTCACAATAATCTCTTTCGGTATAGGCTTTATTTCCACAAACCGAACAAACGCCCCATTCAACACTTGCTCCCATAGAAACGTCATGGATTACACCAGTGCGGATATTTCTAGCAATATCTGGATAAGCTTCTTCATCTACAAAGAAAGTACAATACACACAGTCTTCTTTTTCGTCCCACTCTGCATATACAACCATTCCTTTTGCTTGCTCGATATCATCATTCTTGTGGTTTGTATAGATAGGAACGCCTTCAAAAGTTTTGTAGGCTGGAATTTTCTTGCCTTTAATTTCAGTTTCTTTGAGTAATTCTTCTTTGGAAAATAAGTCACCATTTGCATTTACTACGTCAGCATCTATGGCTCTAGCTCTTACCCATAGCAATTTAGCACCTTTACGTGCTTGCATTTCTCTGACAATATCGAAATCTTTGTATTTTTCTAGGACTTCTTTTGGATCTGCATAGAGAGATTGAAGACCGATTTTTGCTGCCTCTCTCATATTTGAAGAAGCAGTCTTGATAATATAATCTCTAGCTATATTTCGGTCATTTTCGTTGAGGAAACTATTTATTGTTATAGCTCCACCTTTTGCAACCTTGTACATATATTCAATCCTTAAAAAATAAAGTTATCAATAGGATTTGTTCTATTTTTGACCTATTAAGACCTGTAAAATTTAAACCCGTCGAAATCGACGGGTTTATTGTACAGTGACAAACTATTCTATAATTATAGATATTCCGAATTACCCTCTCCCATACCTGTTCTTCGCTTAATTACTTTAATTAACACGTTTAAACAATCTTGAGGATGATCATTCAATTCTTTATCTGTAAATCTGATGATAATCCAGCCATTTGCAGCCAATTCAGAATCTCTACGTTTATCTTTTGCAATTTTGTCTGGGTTATTATGCCAAATTTCACCATCTGCCTCAATTCCAAGTTTCAAGTTTGGAATAGCTGCATCTAGTTGATAATCCATTGTAGGACCAGCAGAATATTGTGCATATAAGGGAAAAGGCATGTTTAAAGACATCATCAGTCCATAAAGTTTCTTTTCAAGATTAGTAAACATTTTTGGTTGCTGAGAAACATCTACTTTCTTTTTTGCATATTTTTTTATTGAATCGTTTTCGTTGCTGGCAAATTGATAAATCTCTTCTAGAGCATAATTATTTAATGGATGAGAATTATCACCACCCATAATTGGTATATACAAAGTGCCGAATAATCCATCATATTCATCTGGTAAAGGACCTAATGATCCTCTGCCTGTTACTGGAGTTAATGATTTCAAGAAACCTTCATGGGCTGCAGATTTGATTTTCTTGCTAGCAGTTCTTACGCCTGAATTTTTTGCCTCTATTCTTTCAGTGTAAATTTCATTAATTGTAGAACTAGCAACTTTGTAGAACTTATTCATTACAGAAGCTGTAGGTGCAGCTCCTGGAGCGGCAGGTGCAGGAGGTGGAGCACCACCAGCAGGAGGCGTACCACCAACTGAAAGATCAGCAGGAGGTGGCATTCCTTCAATACCAGCAGATGCATTGGGTGTTGCTGCTCCAAAACCTTGCCCAGTAACACCACCACTCTGAAAACTTAATGAAACATTAGGAGTACCAAAAGATTGATCATTTACAAAGTTTGCACCTTGTTCAAATCTAAGTCTTTCAATTTCTTGATCAGAGTCAAGCCCGAAAGCTTCAATCAATGAAACGTTGGAAATCACTCCATTTTGATTTGCAGTGACAAGCATTTGCAACTTACCAGTATCATCACGCAATTGCAGATCATCAAATTTGATTTTTGGATAGACTAATTCGTCTTGTCCTCTCTCGCCTTCAATTACAAAGCCATTCCATTTTGCAACTGGCATGAAAACATTTTGTTCAATCCAATGGGCTACTTCTCTTCTAAATGTCTCTAATCTTTGAGCCATTGCAAGAAGTCCAACTTGAGCGTTTCCATAAGTTGGGCCCTCACCATTCAACAGAGCTTTGTTGAGCATAACGCCGTCTAAGATTTCTTGTTCAATAAGTTCAAATTCACCAGTTAGAGGATGAATTTTACCAGTAGCTCCATACCATTCAAGATCAAAATTGTGGTGAGTAACAAGAGTCAAGTTTGGATCATTGGCAATAGATGCCAATTCATCTTGCACGTTGTCAATATCTTCTTGTGATGCTGGTCTTGTATCACTACCAATCTTTACAACCTTGATTGGTAAGATAAGACGTTCTGCAATCATATATTGTGCTTGACGTAATTTATCTTTGTAAGTTAAGATTGGAAATAATGGGCGAATCATAGAAATTCCATAATCTTCCCATGGGTTTGATCCATACTTAAAATGGTGGATAGAAATAGGATTCAACTTAATTGGATTACCCTGAATAATCATCTTTTTGATGTTGTCAGGAATTGAATCGTAAATTTCTTTAGGATTTCTTTCGTTTACAATTCTTATTTCTTCAGCAGATGGTCGATAAGCATAGCTTCCAGCTTGATCAATCATTCCTGGAGTTTTAATTACAGAATCTGGATTAAGAATTGAAATTGATTTCCAAGTAGCACCATCATGTTGACATTCTTGATTTTTGTCATCATCCCAGTTAGATCCATGACAATGTGGGCAGTCCAATGAAAGGAGCACAAAAGAATCACCTAATAAGTGATATGTTTTGGAAATTTCTGGCAGCCATTTTTGAAAGTTAAGAGATTCTACTAACTTTTCAAAGTAATCTTTTACGTAAGATGAAGAACATTCTAATTTCCATCCAGAGAAAGGATAGTTAGTATAGAAATTAATGGCTGCAGCAATTTTTGGTTCATTGTTTCTCCACCAGTTTGCCCAAAGATAAACTTCACGTCGAGCATTTGGGATTTGAAACGATGATGGAGTAAGAAATGGTGAATAGAAGTTAGGAGCTGTAGTAACTGTGTTTATGCTTGCAGTTCTAGTGACGCTTGGTCCTAATCCTAGACCAATTCGACTACTTGCATAATTTCTCTCTACAGTAGTTGTGCTTGTTGGTGCTCCTGATACTTGTGTTGCTGCTGTTCTGATAGCAGAAGCCAATGATGTTCTATTTGCCATAACATATATTATACCGTTCTATAAAAATAGAACTTAATACCAAGTTTGATTGGATGGTTTATTACCGAAAAGGATAGGGTCTTGTTTACCTTTTAATGCTTGATAATATCCTTCACCATTCTTAAAATGTTGAAAGCTATTTCCTTTTTCAATTGAACCCATACTTTGTGGATCTCTATTATTGTTTTGCTGTCTTGAGCCTTCCAATTGATCTTCTAATGTTGTGACTTCAGGCGCATCATGATATGGAGAGTGTCTACGAGCTTCTATAGATGCAGATTGAGGGGAAATAATAAATTGTCCATTATTATCCATATTCATTCTATGAGGCCGTTGAACCAAGAGATCCCAAATTTCTTTTTGTTGTTCTTGATTCATATTGTAATATTGATCAAGAGTTTTGCCCATTTTATCTAAAATGCCAGCAAGTTCATCATAAAGTCCTGCAGGCTCATTGTCTACATCATGAATTTCATCTATTTTAGAATTTGATGTTGAATCAATAGTGTCAAGAGGCTTTTCTCCTGACAAATTGACGCCACCACCAATTTGGGCTAAAACTTGCTTATACCACATCGTCGTATTCTTCTCTTTTAGATTCCATGATGTAATCTAAACCAAGTTCATCAGCAAATTTCTTAAGATCATCATCTGAAAATTGATGACCAAAGCTATCTTCGTCTTCGTCATTCAATAAAGTTTCGATATTAACAGTGATCTTCTTGTTTTGTCTTGTATCTTCTAGTTGTTTATCCATAGGAACATCAACTATATTTTTCTTTCTTGTTTCACCAAGAATTTGCTCTTGATTAAGTTCTTTTTTGGATGCAGTCTTATCTAACTGTTGAATAATGGATTCTTTTGGTTCAGCTTTGTCTTTGTTCAATTCATCTCTGTAATTGATTGGATCTTTACCGTTGACATTCAATTGATCAGCATAAGATTCTTCCATTTCACCACGATGAGTATAAAGTCCATCAGAATCAAGTTGATCTTCTAGTACTTCATCAGTAACAGATTCTTGGTTATTCAATTTTCTCAATAAAGCTTCAAGGTATTCTGTGCCTTTTTGTTCTTTTCTAGGAAGTTGTGAGTCAATTGTTTTCAAAGAATCAGATTGAGCTTGTTTAGGGCGCATAACAGGCTTGTCGCCTTGTTGATGGCCATAACTGGATTGCTTGGCATCTGACAATTGTTTTTCCATTGAATCATCGACATTTTGTTTGCCTCTGATTTTATTAGCGCCCCTATCAGAATTGTCAAATCTAGCTTCAAATCCAATTTCACCTTCAGTGAGTTTTTTGGATCTTTCGCCTTCCTTAAGTTCAAGAGCATTGGCTTCATTATCAGGATGCTTATGAACATCAAGTCTAGCCATAACTTCATCATGAGATTGGAAAGCAACTTTAAGCCAATCTTGATATGCACAAGTTACAGTTCCATCTTTGCCAACTCTTGAGTCTATACAATTTTCTCTACACTTGGATATTTCCATAGGAATTGGAGCTTTGTATCCTTGCATTTTTCCTTTAGGACACAATAAATAAGGCTCATTGGCTTGTGTAAATAAAGTTGTATATGCAACTCTTCTATTTTCTTTTGGTGTGATTTCTGAATACCAATTGTGTAAATAGTTTGCAATTTTGACAGCTAAGTTTTTGTTTCCTGACAAAACAATTTTTCTAGCATTTGCAATTTTGCTAAGTCTAATTTCTGAAGAACAAAATGCTGTAAGTTTATCAAGTGTATTAATCGTTTCAATTTGCCAAAAACCTGATGACTTTTCACTATTCTTGTAAGCAACTCTTTCCATTCTAGCTGCTTCATTATCTTTGTTCAAGAAATTTTGAATAGCCATATATGCATAACGGAGAGTATTTCTTTCTTCAGCAACTCTAATATTGTTTAAATTATTAAATGCCTGATGTAAATGATGATGTGCATCTTTTTTTGGAAGAGCTACTATCTTCATAATGTGCTCAGGACCACCCATATTTTTGAAGGCTGAAATTACTGGATCATCACCAAAATCATCCATTCCTAAAACGTGAAATGGAGAAGACATTGGCATAGAATCTCCATCTCCAAGACCTGATAAAGTATCTTGAAGCATACGAAGCAATCCATTACCACCAACTTCTGATTTTTTTTCTAAAATCTTTTCAATTTTTTCAGGATCGTGTGTCTCGTATGTAGCTTTGATTTTATATCCTTTGTCCATAATTATTTACCCAATCCTAAGTTTGATAATTCTTCTTTATCAAAACCTCTATCCTGAAGTGCTGCCTTAATTTGTTTTAATTCTTCTGATACGCCTTTTTTATCTGCAGCATCTTTGAAATCACCTTGTTTGGTTGTTTTGGAGTAATCTTGTAAATCCATAAGAAAACAAGCTCTCATAATCAACTCAGGCGTAGATCTTTTTTCAAAATTTGGTTTTGCATTATAATCAAAAGCTGCAGTTTTTACTGAAGCATTCTTGTTACCTTTTTCTTCAGTATCATTTATCTGCTCTATTGTTTCTTCAACATCTTTAGTTTCTTTCTCGACTTCTTCTTGTTTGTCAAGTAATCTTTCAAGATCCACAACATTGGCAGTTTTTTTAGATTTTTTTGGTTTTTCTTCTTTATCTTTGCCTTGCTCTAGTTTTTTGTTGTATTCTTTAACAATATCTACAGCACGTTCAATTGTCTCTTTATTCCAGTACTTGAGTTTTGAAATGTATCTAACAATATCGTTCTTTTCGACACCGTGATCAAGCAATTTACCCACTTTACCCATTAAAACACGGAATGGATTGCCTCTAGTTTTCTTTTTCTTTTTGACCTGTGCTGTTTTTGAATTGTTGTACACGTTTTTAGCCTCGGATAAATAAGTTTCTTCAATCTTATTCGCTATATCAGAATAGCTTGGATCTAATTCTTGAGTAATTGGATCTTTAGTTCTTGTTCTACTATTATTTGACATAATTAGTGCTTTAGATAACTTATATAATTGATGTCTTAAGCTTTCATCTTGCACTCTGTCTGCTATGACAGTAACTTCATCTGAAAGTTCACCGTAGTTCTCATTAGCAGATTTGACCTTGTTCATCAACTGTCTCATTTCATCTTTGGTTACACCTTCGGCATTTTCACCACTCAAGGGAATATTGTTAATCCCATTTGCAGGATTTGAAGCTAAAGGTGGTTCAATTTGAGACAGTTTATTCATTAATCTAAATCGTCAAAGTTTATGTCAATACTATTATAAATTTCATTAACAGTTTTAGCTCTATTTAGAGATTTACTGTTCATGTCATTTTGAATATTTTTCTTAATTGCTAATCTTTCATTTCTGATCTTTTCTTGATTTGCAATTCTCATTGATTCTCTAGAATCCAGAGCAGATGGATCTATCATTCCAAATGTAGAATTGAATTCATTGTCAGATGATGTTCTTAAGATTGAATGTGCTCTTGAGGAAACTACAGAAGATTGTCTCAAGTTATTTATTTGGCTTTCTTCCCAAGCTTTATGACGAGTTGCTTTAGCTTCTCTTACTCTTTGATTTTCAATAATCGATTGCTCGCTTGTAGAAGATTGAGAATTCAAGAATTCTTCAGAAATTGCAATCATATCAGGGTTGAAAATAGAAGCAGATCTTGACAACATTGCATTCATATATTCATCTGCTGAAAATGCTTTTAAACCACTAGTTGTAGTTCTTGCAGTCTCACCAGAATCAAATTGTGATCCAGCTCTTCTGATTGCACCAAAATCCTGTGATAAAATTCTTTCTTCCATAGAGGTTTCTCTTAAGTCTTGATAAGTAGATGGACCTTGAATTTTTTCCCAAGATTTATTGATATTATTTGCTTCTTTTGTAAAACCAATATTTTGTTTAGAGATTGACTGTCTGTTGGCCGTAGAATTTCTTTTTAACTCTGCATAAGGATCTTCTTCAACTTCAACTTGAGCGCCAATGAATCTCTTTTCCAAGAATGTTGGAATATTTTCGATTTCTGATACTTTTCTAAATCTGCTCATGTTTATTATCCTGTTGTTACTTTTCAAGAATGTCCCAGGGCAAAAGCCCTGGGACTATTTTTCTTGAGGATTATTTTTACTACTTGTCGTATTTCTTGGTGAAGAGTGCATCAATCCACTCTTGATCACCATAACCAAGTTCATTTTTCCAGTAATCAATAATTCTGGAATAGTCTGCATCTGAAAGGGTTGCAACTTTGATCATTGAAGAAGCTGCAGCAACCTTTACATTTGTTTCAAGGCCAGAAGCAAGAACATTCTTGATATCGGATAAATTGTCAACTTCAGGTGTGGATGTTTCGCCTAATCTAGCATTTACATACTCAATTGGGAAACCTTCTGCTAAAGCCTTAGCAGCAAATGCTCTTCTTGCAGCAGATGAGAATGCTTTAACTTCCTTCATTTCTGAATCCTTTCCGCATTCACATTTTTTGCCAGCATAAACTCCGCCACATTTTTCACATTCTTTGTCCATAGCTGCTTCTTTCTTTTCTTCCATCTTTTCAGCAACTCTTTGAACCAAGGATTCTCTGTAAGCTTTTCTTTGTGCAAGCTTTACATTTGCCTCTTGTTGTGCTTGTACTTGGCGCTCGATTTTGCCAGCTAATCTGACTCTTCTATCATGACGAGCAGCAAGGATAGCATTCTTGAGATCTTCATCACCAGCAGCTACAGCAGCTTCTACTGCTTCAGCTGATAATTGTGATGCATGGTTGAAGTGAAAAGCCTTCTTTTCAGCTTTAGACTTAGGACCTTTTCTCTTCATAGGACCTTTGTCAGCTTTTTCTTCATCATCATGACCTTCGTCTTCATCTTCATCTTCAGAATCTTCAGACTTCTTCTTGCCCTTGCCATTCTCTTCCATCCACTTTCTCAAGCCTTCTGGAAGACCTTTCTTGGCTTCTTTGCCCATACCTGATTTGTGATCCATCCCAGATTCAGCGTCATGATCATCGTGATCTTCGCCTTGTAATCTATCGACTTCTTCATCACCAATAGCGTCGATAAGAGCTTTGAGACCCTTGTTCTCTTTAGGCTCTTTGGCTTCAGCTAATCTTTGGTTAAAGTTGTCCCAATCAATTCCTTGGAAAACCAAGTCAGAATCAAGAGGATCTTCTTGAAATCTGTTTGGGAAAATTCTATCTGCCATAATTAATTTTTCTCCTCAAGAAAAAATACATTAAGAAAATTTCTAAATTTAATGCTCAAATTCCTTTAATGCATCTATTTATGTTTTTTTACTCAAAATTAGTTTCTTGCCCTTCAAGAGCAATTTGTCTCCAATACCAATCTTTAGTTTTTTAAACAAGCCTTTATTTGCTTCTACAATAAATACAACGTTGTTAGAATCTGGAGAAACAGATTTTGGATCATCTGCTTCCATATCTTTAAAGTCCACAATCTTATGATTTTTGTCTAAAAAAGCTAAAGAAAGTGGAAATGACACATTCTTATTCCAAAAAGAATAACAATCAGGATAATCAAAAGTAAAATAAACTACTTCATATTCTCCCAAAGGTTCTGCATGCATCAATCCTTTACTTCGTAATTTATCAGTATCTGCTACAAACCTAACATCGAATTCATCACGGAATTCTTCATTAGTGAGTCATGAACCAACTTTTTTAAATTTATTTGAAGATGCTTTCACACTTCTTGCGTCTTCAAGATCAAATCTATCTTTGGTTCTTTGCTTTCTAAATTCATTAACATTATCTATGCTCAAATAATGATCACGTAATGCTAATCTTGCTCTTTCAGTCAATTCTACAGATCTACCATAACCTGTAAGTAATCCAGCAGTTTTCATAGCTAAAAGATCATTATCAGAAATTTCAGTAGGAACTCCACATACTTTGCTGTCTTTGTGTAAAGCAACATAGCTAGCAGCAGTAACTAAAGCATCTGTATTTGCATCAATTGACTTAAGCATTTCCAAATATTTTTCACTTAATTTAGCTGCTTCTGCTTTTTTAGGAGCTTGTGAAACACCAAGAAGTTGAATTTGAATATCAGAAAGTCCAAGACCTTCCATTGATGGTCCGTCAAATAATTCTGCATGCAAATCTAAAGAGTGTACTGGCTTAATTGGTATAGGCATAATTTTTTATTCCTTTATCTAATTGGTAATCTATTTTTCCAACCATTTCCTTCATCAACATTTTTCTGATAGGTTTCTTCCCAAGAAAATTTATCGCACAAATCAGCTCCGCTATGAATTGCCATAGATGGGCTTGATGCTGGATTACCTGGGTCTACATAAGCAGGACCAGGAACATTATCAGGACCATGTAATTGTCCTTCTATATTTGCACCATCAGCTTCTCCACCCAAATCCATATATTCTTTTGGAACTTTTCTAGGATTTATTTTTTGTCTCCAATAGTCATTTTGTTTTGTTTCTTCTTCTATTTCCTCATATGGAACCAAAGAAACATTTGGAGATTGAGTTATTGATTGCTGTGGATAATATTGTGCAATTTTTTCAAACAACTTATCTGACTTTAAGTATTCGCCAGATTTATCCAATCTTGAACATATTTTTATAATTGTTTGAATTGATTTAGCATTCATGATTTTGAACCTTTAAAGACTATGACCCGATATCCCGTAGAATGCAGATCCTGGATACGATTCTTCAACGCCTTTAGGTTCTTTGTTTGAAGGATCGATAAAATCTAAATAATTTGTATCTTTTTTCTTTGGATTCAATTGCTGTTCAAAAGAAACGAAAGGATCAATATCTTTTGTTGCTTCTGATTTAGGGGCAATATCTTTTGGCGCATATATATTTGGTTTTGTATCAGGATCAGGGTAAGACAATAAAGTGTCTTTCAAGCCATACTCTTGGAATCCATCTTCATTTGGAGTTTTTTCAATCATCAAATGATTTATATAATCATTGAAATCTTCACCGTGAGTTAGGATGGGAGTTTTTCCAATTGGAACATAACTAAATTGATTTTCATCAAATTCATTTCGTTCTTCAGGATATTCTTTTGTCATCCTGTTTCTTCTTGCAATTTCATAGTCTTCTGCAATACGATTTATTGACTTATCTGAAATGGCAAAATGTAATCTTTCTGGCTTATCTGGATCTTTGTATTCTTCTCTTGGATATTTGAAATCTTTATTGTATTTATGACGATCTTCTAAGGATTGCTCCATAGTCATCATATGCTCTTTTTTTGGCTGATAATGATCTCGTATATATGCTGGACTATTTTTCATTAAGTCGCTTGCTGCATTTTCTAAAGATTTTTTGTAATTATGTAATTGAGCTCTAAATTTAGCTCTTAATCTTTCCTCAGGAGTAAGTTCGTAAGGAATTAATTCTTCATAATTTTTATGTTGTGGAGTCAATCTTGACTCTATATTGACATCTCTTGTATCAGGTTCAATATGGGTACGTCTTAACAATTTATCGAAGCTTGAATCTTCGTCTACGTATAAATTGATTTCATGTCCACCTCGGTTTCCACCACCACGACCGATAGGACTACCACCAGGCTGAAATGGAGCTCCATTCCCTCCACCGCCTACACCACCAAATTGAGCTGTTCTGATATTGTTAGACATAATGAATTGTTCTTATAAATAAAAATAATTACCTTTATCTTCTATTTAAATTGACCATTTTTGATCTTGGCAATCTAATCATAATTTTAGATGTTAAGCATTCAAATGCTACAGCAGCGACTGCATCACAAATATCATCTTTATATCCAGAAAGTGCCTCAATGTAATATCTTTTGCCTTTCCATTTTTTCTGCAAAAATAAAAATTGAATTTTTGCTTCTTGTATTTCATTTAAAGATATAAGCCTATTATCTAAATCTCTATATTCTCCACCAGGCAAATCATAAATATCAATTCGGTCATCACGGATTAATTGTGATAATTCAGTGTAAATTTTTTCCTTGTATTCTTTATTAAATTGGCGCTCTACAATTGGGACTCTTCTTGATTGCAATTTAATTAATGATGATTGAGAATTCCATTGATCAATAGAAACTTGCTTGAATTTGAATTTATGATGTAAATCGATTACATAATCTTCAACTTCGCTTTCTTTTACAGGTTGATTTTTAGTTTTAGGATTCCAAAAATGTACATGATCAATCACAACTCTTTTGAGTGGTTGAAAATCAGGCCCAATTTGACCATACATATTTTCAGTATGAGCAATTACAAGAGCGTAGTAGTCTGACGTTCTGGCAGGGTCTAAGTGGCAAAAATATTCAAAATGTCCCTCTGCCATTTCTTTTCTTTTGACCATAGACATTGAAGCGAACATTCTGTCTATATCTTCAGAATTAAACATAGGGTCAGAGGATGAAGCACCAAATTCAGCTCCATACTGCATCTGAAATTCTTGAGGATCTTTCTTCTTTTGCCCATCCAACCATTCTTTGTCAATGTTTGGATTTGTAAGCCAAGTAGGAAGTCTCATCACAAGAGTTGTTGGATCTTCTTGTCTATTTTCGTGAAGATCATATAACAACCCAAGAGGACCTTTAGGGTTGGAAAGAAGCATCATTTTGCCATCTTTACCAAATGTAGCAAGAGATGGCTTTAAGTCATCATAAAGAGCGTAGTCAACACCAGATTCAGGATTATCTCCAGCCATAGCAGCAACTTCGTCCATAATAATTGCCCAACAAGTTAAACCAACAAGACCTGAAGCATTACTACTACCACATCGCAATACCAAAGAACCCGCAAAAAGATTGATATTTTGCTCTTTTCTTCTTACATTCTCTTCTCTATCATGTTCTGTATAAAATCGCATTTCAAGCTCTGTATCTTTGCCAATATAAGGAGCAAAGAATGGAGAAGCTAGAACTGTTTGTTTGATTTTTGAGAAGATTGCTTTTTTAGCCTGTTCTTCATTACGAGCAACATTGAGAAGAACAACTTCATCAAATTCCATCAAGCCATATCTAGCTTGAGGGTGACCCATAGAAATCAATCTATATAATTCATAAAGAGCCATAGCAGACACAAGGAATGACTTACCCGAACGTCTGCCAAGCACTAAAACTAATTCTTCAAATTTATATCTTTTTTTGCATTTTTCTTGAACTTGCATCCTTAATTTTGGGTCAAATTCTTCGGAATAAAGTAAGTCGAATTCACTTTGAAAAGCATCAATTATTGGTCTTGCTTCTAATACCTCAACTTGTCTTTCAGCATCTGGGTTAGTTGCTTCATCTTTTGCAAATTTATATCTTTCATCTCTAACTTCATTTTTAAGACGCTTACATTGAAGACAAGGTGAATTGACGACATTGAAAATTGTTTTGAATTGTCTTTTTTCTGCACGGGCTTTTAAAAATTCATTTTCGTTCTTTTGGATATAATCCCAAACACATCCTTTGCAATCTTCTTGATTGTCAGATTCATTTATTACAAGGTTAGTATTGCCTTCTTGCCCCATATAAAAACATTTAAGTATAAGTTTTTGCCAAGGATAAGGTCTTAGATTACAAAAATATGGATGTTCAATAAATGTAATAATGTCTACAATTTGGTCAGGGTTAAATCTGTCTTTAGGAGGTTTGACTGGAGGTGCTACTTCTTGTCTTGTAGCAGGAGCAATTTCATCTACAAAATCTTCGGCATATTCCGTGCCTTTGAATAATTCTGTAACTGAATTTGCTTGCTGTAATAATTGACTTCGTAATTCGTTTGAAGATTTAACGACTGGAGTTGGCTTTCTCATTAATTATCTTGTTGGATCTTATTTCTCAAAGCTACAATTTCTTCTCTGATAATTCTTTTATCTGCTTCACTTTCCATTTTTTCGTGAAGATTAGCTAAAATTTCAAATATATTGATGTCAAAGATTCCACGATTATCTCTCGAGTCTTTGACATTGAGAATTTTAGAAATTAATTTCTCAACCATAGCTGCTCTTTTAAGTTTCATGTCATTATTTTTAGAGCAGTCAATGCCACGAACATCATCAAGTTCTACAAGTAAAGCAGTAAGGGCTAATTGATGTTCACGAAAAATCCATGGAGCGATAAGTTCTTCTCTTTGTTCGTAGTTCTTAAGACCAGAAGTTGAGATTTTTTTGAAATCACAGTGTTGTTCCATATGAGTATTAATTTGCATCCAGTTCATCTGTGCATCAAAATACTGATGGAAAAATCTAATTACCGATTGATTTTTTCTTCCACTGTCTAAATATACGTGTTCTACTAAATCTCTAAATGGTGAAGTACAAATCGCACATCTAGGTTCTATGAATTGAGGATAAGATATATCACTCATATTGTCAGGAGGAAGAGGCATTAATGGCTTATCGCCTTCTTTCAAATCCCTGAACATTCTCGATGGTTTCTTGGGTCCTTCATCAGGAACAATAAGAGCATCTACAGTTTCTTTTTTCGATTCCATTTCTTTAGTTATACAAGCAAAACAAGCCGCATAAATGCGGCTTGTTTCTTTCTGTTAGGATATAAATTAGTCTTTTAAGGCTCTTTTGAGTCTTTGATATGGAGAAACTGTATCTACAGCTTTTACCATAAATTCGTCAGCAAGACCAAAATCAACATAATTCCCGCCTATAAATTTATCACTGGATGAAGTTGCATTTGTCAAATCAACTTCAGCAGTTCCCTTCTTCATGGATACAACATATTTATTTTTAGAAGCTGTTTTAATTTGAGCTTCTTGAGATTGTGCTAAAAGAACATTGTTAAGAAGTGTTTCTTCAATAAAAGGCTTTAAAGATGCATGAAGATTTCCTCTTCCAGTTCTACTTTCTTTAGCAGCTTCAGTAATTCTTAACCAAAATCCAAGCCCTTTTTCGTCAGTTTTTACAATTGAATGAGGACCAGTGCAAAGTCTCTTGACAAATTCCTTCGCAGATAATTTGGTCAAAGATCTTTCAATAATAGGAGCGCAGTCAGAATATCTTGTTGGGACTACAGCAACTTCGATAGCAGTATTTTGTGCAACTTCTTCAGCACTATCAAATAATTTAGAAGCTACTCTGTTTGCAATGTCTAAATCAAAATTATCAGCTGCAAGTAATTCTACAACTTCGGACTTTTCAAAACCTTGATTTTTGTATTTTTGAGCTTGACTATTGGCAACAACGAAAACACCATCATTATGTGACTTTAATTCATTGCGCCAGTTGTAAATCATGTCATTTGTGTTATTTTCAGACACTTATCTTATCTCCCTTAGATTTTTTTGATCCCCACCAACAAAAGGACTTAAATAAATAAACCTCTAGACGTGCTTGAAAAGTCGTAGAGGTTTTTGTGGAACATATTAGTATAATACGAGAATTTCAAAAATATATTCCAAAGGTTAAATTAGTACATTTGTAAAATAAAAAATATATGTGGTACTCAAAAATTATCGAATCTGCAACAGCCTGGGACGTTTTATCTACTAAAGAAGTTTTGTGGGCTGGCTCTTTCTCTAGAACTTTCAAAGATTTTTCATTTTACGATCCAAATGAAAACCCTACTATGACTGCTATGCTCAAGTTTATAGGAGATATAGAAAAGGGCAGAACTGGTGATTCAATTATTGATAAATATCTTGAGAAAGCGAAAAATGACGGCAGTACTTTGTCTGACATTTCAATTTTTTCTTATAATTTATCAAAATTTATTGATAATGAAATGAAAAAACAAGGAAGTTCTGCTAATACAGATATGATGAAAGTATTAGACTTTCTTGGCAAACTCAATGAATATATAAAATCAAGAGGCGGAAATGGCATAGAACTTGGTGATAGAATTCCAGATATTGACAAAGTAAAATCATCTGTCAATAGCACTCTTGGTATGGGATTTACCACATTAAATTTACTCTTGAAAAAAGGCACGAGTATGAATGAGGCACTAGCTATGTTTATCATTCGTGGAGATGATGTTAACTTACTAGGATATCCTCTTTCTCAACAAAGAAACTTGCTTGTTTATCAACTTCTTGAAGCCAGACCAGAATTAGAATATTTTCAAAATCAAGAAAATGTTGTAAATTTAATTAGACGTGGAGAGGGAAAATTCTATTTTCCAAACATCAAAGAATACATTTTTTCAGGTATTACCGAAAGCAAAATTTTAGAAATTGTTTTTGAGTTATTATTGAAAGATTTTGATCAAGTAGATGTTGCAAGTATGCTTCACTATCTTCCAAACAAAACTCAAATTAACGTAGCTGTAAAAATCGATGAATACCCACAGTACGATAGATTTTGCCAAAATATAGCAGAAAAGTTATACTCAAGTATCGGTGAGTATGATTTTGATCAAGATGTTTTATTAATAAGAAAACTTAAATCTTTCAAAAAATTTATGGATCTTATTGATAGTAAAGGTGATCAATGCTCTCCTTTATTTATAATCAAGGGAATTGCAAAACCACAAGTTATTATAAATTATTTAGATAAAAATCCAGAAGATTATGAAAAATTTGATGTTAATTTATTAGACAGCCTTGGCAGTGAAATTAAAAACCAAATTCAACAAAAAGGCAAAGCTGCAAAAGCCAGAATTCAATCTGATGGTTTTGCTCTTTTAGAAAAAGCACAACAAGAAGGAGTTATAAAAATAATTAAAGCTTCTGACACTGCTTTTAATTATGCTTACGGAAAAGGACCAAAAAGAGACCCAGCACCACAAGGTATGTCTGAAAGCGAACAAAGACAAAAAGAAAAGTCTGATGAAATATTTTCAAAGTTCCAACAGTCATATGAAGATCGTATGCAACAAGAAGCTCCATTTGCTGGCGTAAGTACTGAAGATATAAGTAAATATGCTGATCAAATGGTGATTGTAGAATTTAGCACTTATAGCTTAAAGAATTTTATGCGAGAAAATAATGTGCCTAAATTAAAAATAGGTCCTGTAGATTTTACTGATGAGAAATGGGGTGGATTATTTGTACCTAAATTTCCAACAAAAGATATGGGTCCACGTCCAGCAATTATTATCAAAACAGATATATGGTCTCAATTAGCTTTTCATAGAAAATTAGCTGAAAATATTGGAATGGATGCTAATCATTATCTTGAAGCCACTAAAAGACACGAAGTAGCTCACGCATTACAGTATCTTCAATCTGGAGATTTGATGATGGAAGATTCTGTAGCTTTAAATCCAGAATTGACTCCTGAAGAAGCTTACATATCTGATCCTTCTGAACTATATGCAAGAATTCACGGAGATATACCTTATCTGGCTAGAATCTTTGATGCTCATATTGGAAAATTGATGGCAGATCCAAAAATCTATCAAGCTGCCAAAGAACAATGGATTCTAGATATCCAGGATGAAATGATTCACTTGATGTCAGGTGGAACAAATGCTAAAAGATTACTTGAAGATATGGAGACTGGTAGATTTGGAACTTACACCTCATCTACAGGACAAACAATTACATTAACTGATCCTCTTGAAGTAATTAATAAAAAATTACAGCGTCAAAGAAACAGATTGGAAATGATTTTTCACGAGACTTTTCAAATTCAAGGAAGACGTGATTATAGAAGAGGGTTGATTGGTAAGAAAAATCAATTAGCTCAACAAATTGAATCTACCCCTATTTATTCTTCTGAAAGAACCAAACTCGAAAAAGAATTAAAAGAAGTTGAAACAAATTTAGTTGAATCAGGGAGAATGCTTATCTTTGATGTGAAAGATGTATCTGAGGCTGTAGTTGAGGGATATTTAGCAGATTACTATAGCAAAATTGCGAAAGCTGTAGCAGATGGCTTACTTACAACAGATACAATTAATCCTCAAGGCGAAGATCAAAGAGTAGAAAATCAGCAATTACGTGAAGAAGCTAAAAAACAAGAACCACCAACAGCACAAGACATTAAACAACACGCAAGATTTCAAATTCAACAAACAGAGCCTATCCCGAGTGGCAGAAAGATTGACGTTATTATTCCAAGATATAAAGGTACTGGAAGACCACCTGGCAATTTTCCAGGCTTTGATGATGCAGAAAAAGATGATCAACAAGTTGATATTACTATAGAAAGAAAAGAAGACAAAATTGCTAGCGTTTTCAATTACAGAAAATTAATCAAATAAGAAATCTTCACCAAGAATTAGTTTCATTTGTTCAAGGGCTTTTGATAATCTTTTTGAAAAAGCCCCTTGAGTAATACCTAGAGTTTCAGCACATTCTTTTTGATCTAATCCATCGAAGAAATAGACTTGGATTACTTCCTTGCTTTTTTCACTCAATTGATCCATAGCTTGATGTATACAAATTACATTGTCAATCTTATTAAATGGATCTTCATATTCTTCAGGAAAATAATCATCATCTGAAATTTCTTCTTTTGGGAAATATTTATCAGCGGTATATCTGAATAAATTTATGTCTATTCTTGTTGATAAGAAATAAGAAAAATAAGATAACTTTGGATCATATTGGTCGATTAATTTCTTGAGAACAAATATAGAATCACTTAAAATATCTTCTCTATGCGAAGAAAGCCGAGATTCTTTTTGAACAATTCTTTTAACTGATGAAATAAAGAGAGGTTTATAGAATTCATATAATTCAAAAAGTGCTTCTTCATTTCCAGCTTTGTATTTATGTAAAAGCTGGTTGATCTCATCGTAATTATTCTCGGCCATACAGAGATTATACAGAGGTGAGTTTTGAAATTAGAATGGGAACTGAATGATTGACTGAACCATTTGAGCGTAAATCAATAATACTATCAACAAGCAAAGTAATCATTTTCGAGTATTGCGCTGGGCTGTACATATTATCTTTGCTCGATTGGATACGAATTCTTATGGGATTTTGAACTTTCACTGTGAAAGTAGGCTCTTTGTATTCATCACTTAAATACTTGCCCAGCAAATCCCGTAATTCAACTTTTTCTTGAACTTCAGTAAAGTGGTGATATTTCTTATTAGTCTCTGATATAACAAGCATAAAGTTTAATTGACTTAATAAGACAAGTAAGAATCCTTGCTCTCCCATAGAATCAATAAGAAGATCTATTTTTGTCAAGCAATAATCCAAATTCTTATTCATCAGTTGTTCGATAAATTCGAATATGTCGCATTCTTCATTGAAAGACGCATTTTGGATGTCACGCAGAAATATTTTGTCTGTGTAAGAAATTATCTTTTCTAATTCCTTGAAAAGAATATCAATGTCATAGCAGATAATTTCTTTCTTACTGCCTGATTGCTTAGACTTGATACGCAATACAGGGCAGACCTCAACAAGATGATTCAAAGTCTCACCATTGATGTTTGCGTTGTTTTTTAACACATAATTATTTATATGACGTTTGAGTGCATTGAAATCTCCGACAAGTGGATAACTACAATCAAAAATCAAGTTATTCTTCTTGGCTTTTGCTATAAGAGACAATCTTCCATCAAAACTATCATCTTCATACAAAATGACGTGATTGCTGCCTAATTTCTCACTCTTTTCTTGAATAAGCTTGATATCTTCATTAGAAATATTTGTATGAATATATACATTTTTATTATCAAAGAATTTAGAATAATTATTAATTATCTTTTCAACATTGTTATCAATAAGAAGAATAAGACCAGGGAATTCTTCCTTGATCTTATTCAATGCTAGAGTTGTTGATCCGTAATAAATTCTTGGAAACATATTAATCCATTGGGAAAAGAATGTGCTTAAAGTTTTCAGCTTCGAGCATCAATAAAATAAAATCATTATGCTTTATAAAATTAAGTTTTAATTTCTTGCTATCGAGCAAATCCAAAACTCTTATCAAATGAGAAGAAACATAAGATACAGATAAAATTTCATAATTTTCAACTTCAATGGTATCTACAACAGCATTTTTTTCATTACTTGTTGCTGATATCACGATCTTGTTGATGTCAAGAGTTAAGTTTATCATATGAGAATTTGTAATATTGGATACAAACTTAACACTCTTTACCAATGCATCTTTTTCTAAATCGAGTGAAAGAAAAAATTGATCACTGAAAAATTGATTGAAGTTTGAAAAGATCTTCTCGTAAGTATTTTTCTCAAGATTGCAAGATAATTCTCCACCATTCCAGGTCAAATAAATTTTGCTATTATAAAGAGAGAAAACGATGCCAGGTATTTTTTCAATATAATAAAGAACTACATCTGAAATTGTTTTGGAAATCAGATAAGATTGTTGTAATTCATATTTTTTACCAAACACGCTAATTCTATGCTTGTCTGAAGATTGAGTGTTTATTTTTCCATCTTCTATAAACCAAAGAATAGAAGTGTAAGGATGTTCATCAAAATCAGGTGCGCAAGAAAATGAAGTCATTTTTATACTGTGAACAAAATCATCTGCTGTAATATCTAGCGTTTCTAAATCTTGAGAAAAACTAACAATAAAATTATCAACAGGAACGGTAGCCAAAGATACTCTAGTTTTCTTGTTTCCAAAGATGAGTAAATTGTCGGCAGGGCTATAAATAAATTGAACTTCTTCTGTTGGAAAGTTATTTAAAGCATTGAAAAAAGAAGACACGTCTAAGCCAAATGTTCCATCTTCTGTAGGTTGAACATTTGTAAGTAAAAACTTTGAACAACAGAAATTGTTTTCTGTCTGTACGTAAAGCTTCCCATCAATTGAATGAAAAATAAGACTACTTGATGCAGCTTTATTTTCACGCATAGATAGCTTCGATTTTTCGATTTTATTAAGTAAGGCAAAACAAACGAGATGTTCTGCCTTATTCAACTTAAATTTCAATGCAGTTGTCCTTGAAATTGGATAAATACACCAGGAAGAACCATTCCAACTTCTTTCCAAATATTAGAAACAAATGTATCTTCATTTGCACAAGAAATCAACATATTATTTTCGTAATAATTCCAAGCGCTGTCAACTTGTCGAAGAACATCCATTTTGTTGATAATAAGCTTTGTAACACCATTCATTTGACAAGCAGTTATGACTTCTTGGATATTTAGCCAGTCGATTTGTCTTGGTCGTCCGGTTGTGGCTCCATACTCTTGACCAATTTCTCTGAGTTGTTCAAATCGCTCGTCATCTTTTTGGTATCCTTTAGCTCCAACATAGGTAGAATAACACTTGATAACCCCGACAACATCCCGTACTTGCTTATAATTGAAACCATTGTTTAATACTGCTCCTACTCCAGTGTTTGATGAAGTGACATAAGGATAATCACCAAAGTCAATATCAAGCCAATATCCTTGAGCACCTTCAGCTAAAAATTTCTTGGGTGAAGAATGAATAAGGCTGTGCATATCAACAAGATATGGTGCCAATTCTGGAACATCTTTAGCACGAAGACCTGTGCGACCAACTTTGTCTTTATAACAAGGGCCATTTCCAGTGCGAGTTGTTCCAATAGTTGTATCTTTGGAATCTTCGTCAATATGTTCTTGGGTAATTATGTGTGCGTTTTCTGCAATCTTTAAAAGCGATGTATTGAATCCAAGTCCTTCAAGATACGCAAGTTCGTCAAATAATTTTTGCGTATTGATAACACAACCATTACCAATGACACTAGGAATGCCATGCAGAACGCCACAAGGAACAAGATGCGTAACAATTTTCTCTCCATTGATGTAAATTGTATGACCAGCATTTCCTCCACCGTTAAAACGGACAACGTAGTCATATTCACCTGATGCAGCCATTTGATTGGCTATTTTGCCCTTGCCTTCATCACCATACTGCATACCGATAACTACATCAACAATTGAAGTTTCCATATGCACATTCTACTTCATTGTAGAGATGCAAGCAAGTTATAATTCTATGTCTTTTTCTTCGTCAAAAAACTCTCTATCATCAATACCATTTACAACAACATCAACGTGTGTATCTGGGAATTTTTGTCGAACTTTTTCCATTGCTTCTTCTTTGCTGTAATCTTCAAGGGTCAAATTTGAAGTGAAAACTACATCGTGAGAAATTTCTTCGGCATCTTCTTCCTCACCATATAAATTTTCTAATCCAGGGATAGAAAGCTGATCTGTTAAGAGTTTGCCCTCTTTGTCAGAACCTTTTGATAATGATTTTAATGATAAAGGATCTAAAAAGAAAAATTTCCATACTCCACTTTCAGGAAATAAAATAATTTGAGGATAAATTGCAAAATGTCTTCTTGTTCCTTTGGATCTTTCAACAAGTTGTTCCATAGGATCTTTTGATGGATCTACAGTGAACTTTTCATCTCCAAGAACCTCTACAATATCTCTGCCTTGTTTTCTTGCTTTAGTTAATGCAAAATCAGAATATGTCTCTGGATTTCTATACACAGTATCAAAGTCTAAATCTGATTGATCTATTGCAACTTTGGTAAATTTGTCAGCAAGTTTGAAGCATCCTAAATTGTCTAGGATAGAAGCAGTGCGAAGAAAATTTATCATAACTTACTTTTTGGCACTTTATGAGTAGCATCCTTCTTCTCATCATCTTTGAATTGAGTATAAACTTCAGATGCTTTTTTTCTAATTCTTGTAAGTGCATTGTCAACACATTTGGCTGGAACACTTAGTGTTTGTGAAATTTCTTTATATGAAGAATTGTGGCCATACTCAACAAATATATCTGCCTCTAATGGCGTAAGCTTGTCCATCAATAGTTCTGAGTTTAATTCTAGTTCTTCTCTAACAATAAGATCTTCTACTAAATTTACTTCTGGAGATTCATCATAAGGATTTTTCTTATCAGGGATATAGTCTCCCAAAGAATGGAAATTACCATCGTCATTTAAAATAAAAGGAGCGTCAAGCGAAATAGAATCATTCAAAGCTGAATTCTTCATTCTTTTCGCTGACGCTATAGCTGTTGCAAGATGTCTTTTACAAACTAAATTTACGCAAAAGTTCTTAAATGTTG